TGACGGATTCAACAAAGACGCGGCTGTCGCTGAAGTGCGAATCCAGTATTCAATCGTAAAATCGCCGGTTCCAAATGTAAGCCTGTCCGCAAACGGACAAACCAAACTGTCCCCCGACCCATCGAAATACATCGACGAGCCGCCGAACTTGCTCTGCGTCGTGCTGATCTGCGCGTTGCCCACCGTCTCAAGGTCGTTCTTCGCTGTCGCGTCGTAGATGCCTGCGTTGGTGAAGTTGCAGAGGAGTTCTGTACCGGAAACAGCGGTAGGTGGCGCTGTCGGTGGCGTAAAAGCTGCCGTATAAAGAGCTGTGCCTTTGACAATACGGAGACCAGAAAAGTAAGAATTTGTCGTTAAAGATGGGCTAAACAAACTATTAATTAAAACTGGGCTTGTTACATAGTTATTAGTATCTGTGTAAGTTGAGCCAAGTTGAGCGCCGTTAAAAAATAACTTAGTGCTACCACTACTTCTTGCGACAGCAATATGCGTCCATTGACTCAAATATTTTCCATATATTGATCCGCTAATTACGTTAGAAGCGCCAACTCTATAATACAAATTACCGCCATCAGTAAATATCATCGGGGCAATCGTCGTGGCGGTTATTCTTTGATCAAAATACACTTGAGAAGTTAACGGATCTGTTAACCTGTAAACCCAAAATTCAATGGTAAAATCGCCTGTTCCGTAACCAAAAGCGGCATCGCTCGCAACACTTAAATAATCCCCACTCCCATCGAAATACCCACTCCCGCCGTTCGTCGCTGCATTCCACGCTGCCGTGGGGTTGAACGGGCTGAAGGCTTGGATGCTAGTGTCGCCATTCACCGTGATCGCAAACGCATTGCTGCTGTTGTCGATGAAGCGGTTGGATTGGCAGGTGAGTAAGGAGGTACCGGAAATGGCTGTCAGCGGTGCGGTCGGTACCGTAATGCTAGTATTGCTTGCGCCGTAAACGTCCGAGCCAACGGTTCGCACGTTTGAAATATACCCTAGTCCCACATACGCGGATGCGTAACTGATATATCCGATGTACGTCGAGCGAGTGGTTGGATAGCCCCAAGTTGGAGTTCCGGCGTCTGAATCTGCCGATGCGCCATCGATCCATAGTCGAGTCGTGGTGCCGTCATTACCAATAGCAACATGATGCCATGCGTTTAATGCAATTCCAGAAGTTGCCGCAGAAAGAGTGTCAAAACTTCCACCGCCATTTGACCATTGAACCCAGAGCGTAGTTGCAGTGGAATAGATTTGGAAAGCAAGGCCGTTAGAAGTGTTAAAATTTGCTGCGCCGCCACCTTGCGACAAGAACACACGGTCGCCCCACGAGGGCATATAAAACCAAAACTCAATCGTAAAGTTTGTGGTCAATGTTGGGTTACCAGAAAGCGTTAGGTAATCCCCACTCCCATCAAAGTACGCACCCCACCCCGTCTGACTGAACGGACTGAACGTACCCTGCGTGGTGTTGCCGTTGCGGGTGATGGTGAACGCATTGGTCGAGCTATCAACAAACGTATTGTTTTGCGCGCCGTTCGTGCCGCTTCCGGGGAGGAGCAGCGTGACGTAGTTGAAGAAGGGATCGACGACCGCCACGGCTTGCTGAACCGCACGGCTAACAAGCGATACGATACCGCCGAGCCCTAGCCCGACGGCATTACGCGTGGCGACGCCCCAACTCATCGGATATTGATAGGCTTAGCGTAGAGATCGCCGTCGGCGGACACGCGGATGGCGCTCACACGCCACGGAGCCCCCGTGCCTTCCGGCACAATGAACGGGATCGGTGTGTTGGCAGGGATCGGCGTGCTGCTCGTCGTTGCGGTGACGCCTTCGCCTACCACCACATAAGCTGCCTCAGTGCACCATACAACGACGCCCTGTGGGCCCGCCTGCCAAGTGTCTGTCGAGCCTGCGGTGCCCGTAAAACTCACTGTGCGCCCTGGATAAAGCGCGTCTGTCAAAGGGTTAAGAAGTTCCATGCTCTATCCTCACGCTAAAAACTTGAGCTTATAAATAGTCGTAAGATACAACGTCAGTATCTCGTCAAGCAAATTCTGCAACGGGCTATCGTCCTTATCGCAGACCTTGTACCGCATCTCTTCAAGCGTTTTAAGCTCATCTTGTAGAAAATCCAGCACATTGTTGGTCTTTTTAGCCGATTGCAACGCAATAGGCCCGATCAGTCCATAACGACCCTGATAGGCTTCGGCAAAGTCATCTGCAAGCGGGATAATGCCCTCATAAAACTTCTGCAACGCCTTATGTTTGGCGTAATTACGCGTATTTAAGTGCGTCGAGTGCGTCACGTCCCGCGCTAGGAACAAATGCCCAATAAACACCTCACATTGGCTCATTGGGCGTCTCCCGTGTAGCGTTTGGCGCCACAAGCTCGCCAGAAGCCAGCATGCCGCTCAAGGTGCCAAGGATAATGTCCTGCACTTGCTCTTCGCTCAAGCCCGCCTCGACCGCCTTAATGCGATCCGTCTCGGCATTGTACGCCTTGACCTGTGCCTCGAACTCCTTGATCTGCACCTCGCGCGCTTCCATCGACTGCTGCACCTGCTGAAGCATCTGCTGCATCATCTGCATCTCTTGCGCCATCACTTCCATCTGCTGATTAGCAGCTTGGAGTGCAGGATCTTCCTCATCCGCGAGCAGTTTGGGGTCGATCATCTTCTGTAGACGCTTGGCGATCTCTTGAGCGCCAGGCCAGTCCATGTTCTTAACAAACAAGTCGCCAGCGACCTGCCAAAGGTTCGGGTTGGCCTGCAAGATCTGCCCCATCGCGTCCATCGCCTCTTGGCGCTTGGTCATGTACGAGGGGCCCGTTGTGACCGCGACGTCGTACTTACCGACAGACGGGTTGTAGATCTTCTCGATCACAATCCCCGCCTCGTCCACCATCCTCTGCACAGCCTCCGGCTGATTAGGGTTGATGCGTACGGTAGAGACTTCCCCGTCAATGCCAATGATGCGCGCGATACGTTGGGTATCGTAAATCTTTGGGATCAAGTCCACGAGTTGACGCGTGACATAGCGTACGGCCCGAGCCAAGTTATCGACGTAATGATATGTGCCGGTGTCGCCTTGCCGTTCACGCGCCAAGATGGCCCGCCCAGAGCGCTCGTTAGACGTGGCGCCGAGGCTAGAGTCATATTGTCCAGTGGTTGCTTTGATGTCGTCTGAGGCCCCTAATTTAGCCTGAATAAGCCCTGTTTGGGCAAGCGGAGGGGCTGCACGCTGCGGAAGCGGTAAAATAGAGCCTTGACCGTCTGTGACGTCAGGATTGACCTCTAAATACGGCCAATTGTTCGTATTTGCCGTCTTCCACTGTTGCTCATAGCCCTCAAATTGACCGCCATAGCCAATAAAGGGCGCTTTGGGCGCCAAAGCGAGCATTTCTGCCTCTTGACTGACCCAATAGTTGTACATTCGCTGCGCATCTTTGGAGTTGCGCACCAAACCAGAGATGTAAATGCGGCCTTCGACCTCAAATTCGTTGCCGACCACGCGTACCACAGGGATATGCTTACCCGGCCACTCGGCTTCTTCCAAAATTTCGTAGCCGTTGGTCTTAATCCACTTGATACGGACCACATCCACCTCGCGTTTGCGGATGGGTTGCAGCCCTAACATCTCAAATTCTTTGGCTTCGGGTGATCCTGCAAACGCCGTTTGATTGCCGGCGTACAGATTTAACGTTGCCTTACTATGATCTTTGTAAAAATACTCCGCGATGCGCACCGAATCTTGATTCAACCATTGCGAGAGCGCAGCGTCACCGACACCGCGTGCCATAATGGATGAGATCGGTTCCGCATCGGGGAACATTCGTTCATACGTCTCTTTAGGCAGATCTTCCGTAATGAAGCACCACTCTGCGTCCGACCCGCACGGGTCTTGAATGGTCGGGTCCATGTAGACGCTAAAGCTATTACGGATGCGCCCGATCCGAATGTCTTGATCGAAGCTATCTTCGTCGCAGTATTCGGTCAAAATGCGCACGTACCCTTCACCGTACGTGACTTGGTTGTCACACGCAGTGTCATAGGCCACATCGGCGTCCGACATATACTCAATATGCCGCACGATGCCATCAAAAATTTCAGCGACCTCGATGTCCGCTTGGTCGTCTACAGGTATGACTTTGCCGGCTGGGCGGTTCTGTCGCTGATCGTTGGTCACTTGCCGCACATGCTGCGGCAGCTTGTTGATGGTCAGGCACGGTCGAGCGTTGACCGTCTGCCCTTGCACCGAGCCGCGTGTGGCGAGCACATCCTGCGGCCATTGCCATTGATTGTCAGGGCTGCCTGCCATGAAGCGCAGGTCATCAAGCTCGTCCTCACGGCTATCCGAGTACGCCGAGAGCGCCATCTGCATGCGGTCGCGTGCGGTCGCAAGAATATCAGCGGGGTCTTTAGACCGACCGCCTTTGTTCTCAGGGCTGTTTGCGACGCGGCCAGCGCCAGCGATGCCTGCGGGATCTTTAGCCATTATTTACGCTTCTTACCTTGTGCCTTACGCTTGACCGAATAGGCAATAGCCGCTGCTTGAGCAGGCTTTTTGCCGCTACGAATTTCGGCTGCAATGTTCTTTCGCAGAGCGGCTTTGCTGGCTGACTTGACTAAAGGCATTACTTCATCCTCTGTCCGGTGCCAAACCGCCGCATGGGCGACGGCTTAAAGTCCACCACAAGGCTTACCGCATCAGGCCGCGCGCGCTGGCGAGGCGCCGGTAGGTTCTGCTGACGCGGGATGCGTTTGCGCATCTCGACCATCTGATCGCCTCTGCCACCAGGTGCCATACCTAGCCGATTACGCATGTTACTTCCTCTTCTTTGCGGTCTTAGCCGACTCGCGGAACGCCTTAGCGGTCGGCGCGCCTGCCGCACCGGGCTTACGCATACGTTCACCGCTGCCTGCTGCAATTCTACGCCGTTTAGCATGAATGTTGCTGTACAAGCCTGGTTTAGCCATTAGCATTTCCACCTTTTTAGTGCTGCCCGAGCCCGCTCGCCATCCTTGGCGTTGCGCGCGACCGCTCCCATGCGGGCGCAGAACGACTTCTTACGTCCTGCGTCCGCCTTCGTCTTTGGGTTCGGTGCAGGCGCTTTTAACTTGCTCCCTGTCGCGCGGTTATACTTCTCCCGCCCTTTGGCTGTGAGCCCCGCACCTGCCTTAGTCGATAGCTTCTCGCCTCGACCGACTGACAGGCTGACTGACTTACGCGCCACTAGGCACCCATCCAACTGTTTGTGACCGCCGCGCCTTGACCCATGACGAGCCGTCGCGGCTTCTCTCGATACTCACGGCTAGAGACAGGGTAAGCGAACGTCACAGCCAGCGCGTCTGCCGCGTCGGGAGAGGCAAGCCCTCTTGCCTTCATGTCCTTCTTACTCTCCAACAGGATCGCTCCCGATGAGTTAAACTTCTGATGCGGCCCTACCAGGTCGCTCTTGAGTTGGCGGTCAGCAGGTAGGCTCGCCGTGCGTAGCCAGTCCTTCATCTCGCCCCACATCTCTGAGCGTTTGTTCTGGTACATGACAGGGTTCTTAGCCTTCCAGCCAAAGTTTACCCCACGCACCTTATACCGCTGCTCCTTCAGCCGGTCAAGTATGCCGTAGCCGAGGCCGCCCTCATCAATGACCGTGAGCGCAGGGTTGTACTCCTCGATCACGTCGATCACACGCCCTACGGTCGTCATCGTATCGTCGCCGTGGAACCTTTTGACCGCCACGATGTCACGCCCTTGACGCACGACGATCACCGTCGAGTCATGCCCGCCTCGCGCAGGGTCTACCCCCACCACTCGCGCAGCCGTCTCATCCTTGTAGCGAGGCCGCTGCATAGCTTCCTCCACCAGTCGCGGAGTGATGAACTGATCGTCGCCATCGACAGGGAACTCTCCGTAGACCTCGACTCGGGCTTGGATGCTGTCCGCGCCGTACTCCGCGATGATTTGTTCGTAGACCGTTTTGTCGGTGTCTTCGACTTCACGCGCGTCGATGTTTTGCGTGCGCCAGAAATCCCTTTTCGCGTTGAAACACTCATAGAAATACCCCTCGTTACGACGTGGGTTACTAAACGACAGCCAAAAGCGGTTCGGCGTGTTCTCTGTAAAGAACCCCGCTGTCAC